CGCCCAATAACATTCAATCTTCCGTTTGAATCTAAGTTCATCAGTTCCGAAGCATCAGCATTTCCGTCAATAGTTGTATTCTTGAAAGCCATTCTCGCACATGTAACTGGCTCTGAATCGGGATTAAGATAAATATCCATTGCATTGATTCTTGTTGCACTACCATTCCAAGCTTGGGCAGAAAATCTAGTAATTGGAGAATTTTGGTTAGGGATCAAAGCGGTAGCTGCTGGCCCATTGAGAATCAATCCTCCAACGTGAGTAAAACCAGTGGTTGAAATGGTATTTGTAATTGGGCTACTAAATGCTCCTGCCGCTCCTGAAAGTGTCCCGCCTACTGTAAAAGCCCCTGAAAAATATCCCGTCCCAAGAACTCTTAATTTATAATTAGATGCGTCAACATATCCAAGAGCAATACTTCCCTTGCTGTCAACAATAAAATCAGGCACTCCATTATCACCTGAATGAATTTCTGTCACTGCTAACGGAGCAGATGAGGCCGGTAAACAAAATCTCAATGTTGGCTCTGTACTGAAAGTACCACTTGCTGTTCCAACTCTAATCCAATATAGCCCAGTCACGGAATTAACAGTCGCTGTTGTCCAATCTCCAGGAGTCGAAAAACTAACTACTCCGTCACTTTGCCATTCTGCTGTCCCGTCTGAGTCAATTGTTAACGTTTTCCAAGTCCCTCTAGCAGTAATGGTAGTGGAAGCGATTGTTCCTGATGTCGGACTAATGGTGTATGTTCCTGTTCCTCCTGTCCCTGTTCCGAACCCAGTTATAATGGCGTTCAAAGTTGCCCCATCCGTAACAGTGTCTCCCATAAATAATGTTCCACTGGTTACGGCAGTCACGGTCAATGCTGTCGCCGCCACACTTCCTGTAACGACTGCCGTTTCATATTCAGGCACATTATATTCCCAACGTCTATTAGTTCCTGAACTCATTATCGTTCCAAAGTCAAAATAAATATCTGTGAAAGTTGTATCTTTCCCAATGTAAAGAAAATCGCTTAACACATTTAAAATATCTCCAGTAACCGTATAATACCCCGGCTTAACAAAAGTAGTGTCATTCGTCCAAGTCGCAGGAGCCACAACATGCTGGACACTATTGAAAGTATCAAGAGTTTTCTTAGCATACAAAAGCTCAGTTGCCGTATCTTCGATGTGAATCTTCGCTCCAGGCCCCGTCGTCCCGATGCCGACGTTGCCATCGTTCAAAACTGTATAAGCTATAGTTCCTCCATTATCTCCTACCAAGGCCTGAATTGCTGGACTTGTGAGTGTCCCGTTCCCCGCAGTACCTTGTAATTTTAACATATCGGTAATAGCAGTACCCCCGATAAGAGTCTGTCCAGAAACACGACCTGAAAGCAAAGCAAGAGGAGAAGCTAAATCCTCGAAAGTGATTGACTTATTTGTACCGGTAATTTCCATCAAAGGATCGGAAATATCGACCATTACAAATAAATCTCCAACTGCTGGGGCCTCTCCTAAAACGTCTAATGCTGTAATTTTCAAATTCGTTGCCATTCTTATAAGTTATCAGTTATAATCCTATTCTACATTAGTCCAAATTATTCTTGGTTATCATATCAAAGTCCTCACAAAAAGAAACACCCCTGATTAGGGGTGTTTCTGGTTCACTATTAACTGTAACTATTTTTTTTCTTCTTTTTCTTCTCGACCAGGTAGATCCAAACCTAGTTCATCTTCATCTAAAACTGGAACTACAATCGGTTCTTCCTCAATTTTATCTCCTGTTTTTGGATCATGATTTATTACTTTAATAGGCATAACTTTTTTTTAATTAATTAGGCTGTCATAATTGACAGTGCTTCTTTGAATGTAATTTTCCCTTCTCTAAATTCTTTTGGTAAACCAACAGGGTATTGGATTCCGGTATTTCTATCTATATGCTTTACAAATATTGTAGTGTCTACTAGGAATGGGAATTCTTTCTTCTGGAATTCTGGCCAGCCTGCTTTTGTAAACATGTCCTCAGTCATCATTCTCTTGCACCACGCTAAGTCGGATGTCCCGGAGGAGTTCATCCAGCCTCCTGTTACCGGATCAATGTAGCTTTCACTTGGGGCATCAAATACTCTTCTTGTGACTGTTCCGTTTACTATATACTCCGGTGATTCTTTCCATAAGGCTCTAATAATGTCTCCGTGTATTAATGTGAATCCAAAAGGGATACCATCAACCCACACTTTTTCTCCCAATTTCCAATCTGCATAATACCCTTGCCCCATTCCTCTATACATAATTGGTTCAGGTGGTTCTGATTTCGTAAAATATAGCCCTGAGACGATTGGGACATCTTTTTTGATCATATACTCATTAATTTTCACTAAAGCGTCTAGCGGTGGCAAATTATCGTCTTCATATGATAAAAACCAGTCAAAATTTCCTTCTACTACAACCTTGGCTGTCAGATTCTCCGCATCCGCTATTTGATATCCGATTGGGGCATATGAACTCATGAATTGATGAACATCAACTAGACTGAAATTACATGGAATAACTTGACCAAATCTAGCCTGAACCCATTCTAGGCGCACAACTCCCAAAGAAGGGGTCCCAATTACCAATCTGTTGTTTACTTTTTTGTGATTGTTAGCTATAGGTGGATATGGATTATTAGATACTTCTTTTTCAATTGTTTTTTTTGCTATTTTCTTAACTACTTTTTTGACCTCTTTTTTTGCTGTTTTTTTCATGTTTATTTATTACTTTTTAAAATATTATCGACAGCTAACATTGGACATAAGTTTGTATAATGACATGCTTCTAAAAATTGTTTTCTATCTGATAAATCAAACGATGATAGAGGTATTACATGATCAATATGCCATGTCTTTAGCCCATGATTACTCCAAGACATATTTCCGGTAAATAAATTCTCTATATAAATCTTAAATTCATTTATTGTGCACCCCAAATCAGCAACTGCTGATCCAGACTTTTGACCATTCTTTATTGCGCGCAAAAGCCTACTCCTTAAATTACACTGTAATTTAAAATTAACATCATGTTTTCTTCTATTTTTAATGTACTTAGAATGATTTTTGCTAATTTTATCCTTATTATTAAATCTGTATAAATCTATTTTATCCTTATTATTGGCATACCACTTCCTGTTTTTAATTCTTATTTTATCTTTATTCTCGAGGCTATACTTCTTTTTACGCACTTTTATTATATCTAGATTTTTCAATCTATATTCCCCAACTTTTTTAATTATTATTTTTTTATTCTTGATATAATATTCCCTCGATTTTTCCTTTATTTTTTCCTTATTAGCTAGATAATACTGCTTTTTATATTCTTTCTCGGCGATAGCATCAAATTTGCACATACCTTTATTCCAGGGGGTTCTCCCTATATTAAGCTTATGCCCCTTTTTGAAGCAACTAACTTCCGGGAAAAAATTAACCCCTTTGATTCTTTTGTATACACCTGTTGGCATTTTATTTAGAGCTCATGCAATTATCCTCCGTGCAATTATAAGATTTATCGATAATCCTTTTTTCGAGTGCGATTTCACAAAAACCAGACGTATCATAAAAGCAACGCAATACCTTCCAAGGTTTCGGTCTATAAATAGTATACAAATGATATAAATTTCCAGCTGCATCTTTTGACATCGGATCAAAATACGCTAACGTAACATGTGAAATCGGATTGACGTGGGTGGGATCCTGAAAATATCCGGGGCTACCTGCATAGGGGAAAGACGCAATTAATTGTCCACCTGGCTTCAGTGTCCTCCATGTTTCATCCATAAATCTCACGAACCCTCCTAAGAACTCGTGATCTCCCACAAACTCCTTAATTTCTGCTTCAGTCACTACTTTCTTCTTTAAAAGCAATTTAATTAATCCTGATAATCTAGGGTCAGAAGATGCTGGGTTGATGTGCTCCAATAAGTGAGACGCCATTACAACATCCGCCACTTCAGAAGGAATATTTTTCCAAGGGAAAATAGTAAGGTCTTGAACGATGTCAACACCTTTAACTTTTCTGAAATCAACCCCTATTGATCCAGGTCTCTTATTTTCGCCACAGCCCAAATCAATGTGGACCAATGCTTTCTCCTGAAAAATGTCTCTTTTTGCCTCGACTTTCTTCGGTTTCTTTTTCATTTATTTCTTTAATATTTAATATCTCTATATGCACTGGTAGTGTATATTTTTTATTTCTCTTTGTCAAGGGAAGGTATCATCTTTTTCTCCATAAACAAAACAAGCCACGTTTGTGGCTTGTTTATCAGCTTTATTACGAATCAATTGGTTATGCGAATCGGATCTGATAAGAACCCTCAACTGATTGATTAGTTGCAAGTGCGGAAGTTGTAAAAGTATTTCCAGCAAAGATTGTTCCAGCTGTTGCAGTTGAAGAATGATTGATCAAAGCAACATTTTGAATTGTCTTTGGGGCAGTAAACACACTTGAAGCCAAAGTAAAAGCAAATTGAACTGTTTTGGAAGCAATGGTTGAAGGAGTAACCTCGCATCTGGTTCCAGCAACATCAGTGATTTCTCCATCAAGACTTGTTGCAGTTGCTCCAGGAGCAGTCCCTGTTCCCAACATAGCGTGAGAAATGGTTTTTGATCCAGCCATTCCTGCTAAAGTAAGGCATAGATATTGATTAAAACCATCATTAACTACTTGGTTCTCTCTCCAGCCAGTATCACCGGCTACTTTACCATCTGGGTTTTTGATTTGAAGTTTAAAAAAACCTCGTGCTAGAACCCCCTCTTTATTACTTTTTCCCATGTTTTTTTATTAAAATTAAAACTCTTTCTATACTTAAAATTAACAGAGTACTAAATCAACGTCAATATTGTCCTTGTTAGGTTAAACTATGCTTAAACCAATGTTTTCAGTAATCGTTATTCCTTCATACTTGCTTACTGAAAGTGATGGCAAGAAATAATTATTATATTCTGATATAGTTATTGCTTCCACTGGGGTAATGTACAATTCTGGGATTAACATAGTGGTTGCTTCAGTTATTGTCGCTAAATCAGAAATACTAATAGTTCCAACTGCTCTAGTCACTGACGAATCAGAAGTAACAGGATTGACATATAATGATTGAGCCCCTCTTACTCTCATATCACCAAAGGTCATTGGCGATGTTGAATTATCATATAAATATAAACTCAATGGTCCGTAAGGAACTGAATCTTCTGATATTGCATATACTTGGGAACCATTTATGAAAAACTTAGCGGTCCCAGCTTCCCATCTAATCCTAAATTCAACACTCACTCCATTCCAAGCATCATTCCACTCTAATTCGCCTGACTCGTCGGAACTATAAAGACTTGACACTTTACAAGTCAATGCATCATCTATAGAAAAGACAATAAAGTCATTTGAATTAAGGGAAGACAACCCGAAAAGACGGGAATTACCCGCTGCTGGACTTGTTGGAATTATTACATCAAAGCTAATATCACCTTTAGTAAAATCAATATAGTGAATTGCTTCTCCGGCTATTCCTGTCCCATTGTCAACGGATATTCTACCTCCTCCTACTACGGCTGGAGCTCCTCTAAGAGTCCGCCAAGAGTTGGTGTCATATCCTTGTCTCATTGGGGCGTAATTGAAATTTTCGAATCTTCTATCTGACATAAGTTTATGTTATTCCTTTAGTATACTTATTTTAACAAAGTCCTTAAAGAAATGACGAGTTATTTTTATCCTAGATTATTTCTTGGGTTTTCTTCTCCCATAATGACTTGGTTCTATAACTTTAGTTTCGGCTGCAACTGGTTCTGTAACTTTGGTTTCAACTGCAATTGGTTCAACAACTTTAGTTTCAGTTGCAATTGGTTCTGCAACTTTAATTTCATCATTATTCTTGACTAATTCTCCTAAAGTAGCTTTAACCATTTCTGGCAACATTTCTTTAGCTAATGCGATTGCTGAATCTGTAATTAATTTTTGAATTTCTGGAGAAATTTTTGCTTTATCTCCTTTTATTTCTCGAGATACTGGTGTTCCGTGTTGTAATTCAACGACCTCATGAGCAGGTTCCATTGAAGTTCTATTGGAAGCGTAGGGATCAACTTTATTCGCCCCTTCTTCTACTGAGATATAATCATTTTCATACCCAGGGTGCTCCAACATCATTTTTATTAAATCAGCTTGCTCAACATTCGCAACACCATCTTTAAAACGAACTGATATTGTAGGTTTAGCTGGCATTCCTGAAACGGGTTGAGCTGATAAACCTGGTCTTAATACTATCAATAAATTTGAACTCTTAGAAATAAATTTCATATTTTTATAATTAGTTAATATTATCATATTGAGCCTCACTCGGGGGAGAGTGAGGCTCTTATCTTCAATTATTCCAATTCTCCAACAACTTGTACAATATTACCAGCATCATCAACTACTGCTCCATCCAATTGAACAATAATTTCTTCATCTGCTCCTCCAGAGATGTAACCTTCTCCGGAAGCAAAAGTAACAGTTGTATCAGTTGCATCAACACTTAATCTTGTCAATAATTCTGTTTCCACTGTCCCTTTCCGTTTCCAGATAGTCAAACCAGTAGCTGCAGCAGTAAGATTAACCTTATAAAATATTTCTCTTAGGTGCACTCTGTGTCCCTTTGGCATATCGAAATTAACAGTAGCAGGAGATAAACAAACACTAATTGTTTCTGCTCCACTTGTATCTTGAACTAAATCATAAACAACTACTCCATTTTCATCAACTCCAGGGGTAACAGGAGAGGCAGCTAAAAAAGCATCATCTGAACCTTCACTTCGAAGGGCATCGATGACTTTAGCTTCCATTATTCCGTCTGCATTGATAGCATCAGCTAAAGCACCAATAGTGGTGTATGCTGAGAACAAGTAAGTATCTGTTCCTCCAACTGAAGAAACGATAGCGACACTTGTAGCACTAACAACTGTAACGGAAGTAATTGTTCCTGAGGTGACTTTTCGAAGTCTAATAGCAATATTTGCATCATTAGTAACAGTTCTAACAACACCTGAAGCTAGAGCTTTTCTTACCAATACTTTGTCTAATGAACTCATACTTTTAAATTATTTTGTTAAACCTTCTCTTAACCCGGAGAATTGTCGGACCCCGAAGGGCCTCCTCTTTGTTTAGTGTCTCGAGGAGGATAAGACTGACTATTTACTTCCTACTATTTTGACTTTAACAAGTCCCTTGCCATGCTACATAGTTACACCCTTTAACAACGCATGTCGAGGAGCTTGTTTTCTTTCTAAACCGGCTTCTGTGATGTATTGATCGATTTCTCCATCTACATCATTGGCTTGAATATTCATCTCCAATTTGGTATCTCTGTTATTCATATATCTATATCGGAAACATTCCATATCCAATAAATATGCATAACCTGCGAAGTCTTCAACAAACAATGGATTGTGTACTATATTAATCGTTCCAAAAGCTGTTTGCCATTCTGAGACTTTAACTCCGTAAGTACTTTGTCCGACTTTTGTTTGAATCTGGCCTCTAGCGATTTCATTGATAGCTTGAATTACCAAACCTCCTGCAAACATAACTTTGGTGTTATTACCATAAGTAAATGCTTCTCGCAAGAAGTTATTCAAATCTGGGGCAGTTAAAGGACCACCTTGGTTTTGAACAAATGAGTTTCCTCCAGTAATAAATTCATCAATACCACCAGTTGCTCTACGAGAATAAGTAGCTGTATCTGAGTTCTTCTGACCAAACCAGAATGCTCGTTCAATATCAAGAGCATGTTCTGTTCCTTTTTTAGCTCGTAAATAAGAAAGATCTTTTCCACCATACAAATTAGATTCTTTTTCTGTACCTGAAACTGCAATAGTAGTCTTAAAGATTTGGGTATAATTTGATTGAGATTTAGATCGAGTTGTATTAACATTTCGAGCTCCAGAATTCTCAGCACTAACACTACCAATAATAAACAATCCATCTCCAGCTGCAATTGCTGCTGCGGCAGTATCTCCGTAAGAATTAGTAATAGCAAGAGTATCACCATCGGTAATAGCGGTTACTAAATAATTCTCACCTGTTCGTGAATTACGAACGATATCACCAACTGTAAAAATGTAGGCAGAATTAGTTCCAGCGCCAGTAACATCTACTGTTCCTGCTGAAGCTGCTTGAGCACCTGCTGCTCGAGCATATCTTCCTCCATATACATCTTCGCTTTTTGTTACTCCGTATTTCTACGGGATCCACTCATTTCTGATGGATTCTTATGATCTCGCATAAGGTCGGACTTTATCTTGTTCTTCTTTCGAAGCTCCTGACGTAAAGTCTCTGAGGTGCATTAACTTATTTGCCTGTTTGGTTTAGATTTTTCATTCTATCAAATAACGAGAGTTCTTCTTCTGAATATCCTTGCTTTTTTGTTCCAGTTAATTTACCTGTCTTTTCATCTCTTCCAACAATTTGTTTATATTGCTGTCTAAGAGTTATAAATCTTACAAGTAAATCTAGTCTCTCCTTCTTTGCTTTAATATAGGGGGAAATTAATTCACAAACAAATTTTACTTTTTCCATCTTATTAATTGTTAGATGTGTAGCAAGTTTATGATTTGCTTTCCTTCCTTCTTTTTCTTTCCAAATGTTAACTGGTATATTGAACTCCGATAGTATCCTTAATATTTCATCAATCATTGCTTGTGACGTGTTAGAGAGAGTAAGTCTTCCACTATAAGATCTCTTCCCGTTACTCGTCTGATTGTATCGATATATACCGAATGTTCCTTCTCCATCCCATATTCCAGCTAACCAAGCTATATCTGTTAAAGTTACCTGCTGATTGCCCATTGTTTTATCCATGACATTTTCACCTTATTAATTACCGTATACTTACTATATCAATAACTAATCCGGTAGTCAAGGCTTTAGGGGGTTCCAGCATATGGCCAAGTTTAAAGTGATCCGAAGTTAGGCTGTATAAACCTGTAACTTGAAGTTAAACCACTTGAATTCTGGATTTCCAGTAACTGCTTTCATCATACTTGAACCTGTCCATGCTTTACCATCCCATACTTTACCTACGTTAGTAAGCAATGTAACTAGAGGATGTTTATTAGGTTCTAACAAGAAAATCTTGTCAACTGCATCTACGATCATTCTTCCTTCTGCTACGGATACGGCTGTATCTCGAGCGGCAGTAGTTGCTGCACCTTGATCGTGAGTAGGTTCAGTGTAATAAGGATATTGTTGCATAACTTTATCTTAAATTGATTATCCGAAAATTGAATTAGGGTTCGGTGTCCCTGAAATCAGGCTATCAACGATTGGAGAACCGTCTTTAGTAAATTGAGCTGTCTGCCCGCCGCCTCCAGCATTTGCAATTAGATTTCTAGCTCTATCTGCATTTACTCTTGCTGCCTCTTCTTTTGCCGCTGCTTCCGATTTTTGACCTTTGACCGCGTAATATGCAACAGAAATATCAGTTACATCGTGTTCATCAAGCCATTTGTCGATAGCATCAGCATGCTCATCGAAGTCCGGGGTGCTTTCTATAAACTTTTGTGAATATGTCTGGAATGTTTCTAACGCAGCTTTTTCTTCAATTTCCTTTCGGAATTTGGAGACCTCTTTTTCTACTAGTTTAGTGACAGTTTCCGGAGTAGCAAGATTATAAGCTTCTTTCCCAATATTTTTTTTAACTTGTTTATGGGCTTCTTCAACAGCTTGTACATCTTTAATACTTACTCTACCTTCAGCAATAGCAGTTGCGATTTCGGAATCTATTTTTCCGTCAATAATCGATTGCACTAATTCTGGAGACTTATCTAACTTATCTAGTAAAGGAGCTATGTTCTCGAAGAACGTCCTATACTCACCTAATTCAGTACCTTGTTTACCAAGTCTAGCTTCTAATTCTTCGTAATTCTTAGAATTATCTTGGTTATTTTCACCTTCCGTCTTAGTCGTCTCCCCTCCAGGTGAACCACCTAGGTTAGCTTGGTTTGGTGAAGGAACGATTGGGCTACCCCCGTCTGAGGACCCTGTTTGTGGAATTTCCATAATATTTCATATTTAATTATTTAAAAATCCTTATATTCTAAATTAATCAGCTTTTTTCTCAGCTGATTCCCTTTTCTCGGTTAATTTTTTAACTATGTCAAAGAGCTTAACTCCTTCTTTAACTTCTGGTCCTTTTAAACCATTCTTTAAAGTTTCCATAACTTTTTCAGTCTTTTTGTCCATAATATTAATTTTTTTCATATAATATTACTTATTACTATCATACATAAGTCCTAAAACTTAATTCAACCCCTGCGTTTATCCTTAATGAGTTTTTTAAGTTTCTTTTTCCTTATCTGTATTCCGACCTTTAATCTTTCGTCTGCTTTTGAATCTTCAGTGGTAATTGGTCCTTGATATTGCATACTATTGTTTAATTATACCTTCAGTTCTATATTCAGAATTTCGCTCCTCTTCTTTCTCTTCTATTTTTTGATCTGACTGTGCATTGACTTCTATTACATATGTTTCCAAATCACTTAAACCGGCCAGACCACCTTGGGCCCACGATATTGTACTGGGATCATTAATCGGATTCGTAGTTCTTAAAATTGAATCCATTACCATGGCCCGTCTTTCGTTATACTTCAATAAAGCTATCCATTCCCTGGTTGAAATAAACCCTCTCAATAAACCCTCCATTTCATCCGAGGTCATTTCCCTTATTCTGTCTCTAACTTCTTTGGTATAGTATTTCTGAACATTAGATGGTTTTTTTTGTTCAGCTGATTCATTATTTTCTCCTTCTGTAACTTCATCAATTAATTTTACATTATTCATATTTTTTTTTTATTTATTAAAATCTATTGTCCTCTCCCTCCACTTATGATGTTCTTCAAATCTTCCTTTGAACCAGCTGCGCTTGGATCAGATGGAGCTGTTTCACTAGACACCACTCCGTTCAAATTATCATATTCTTTAGCATAATTTTTGTATGCTCCTATTACTTCTTTTATCCCGCTAATTAATTCATGCAAACTTCTTCCTGGTTTATCCAATAAGTTTGACATTAATTTTTGAAGCAATATTTTCTTGGAAGCATCAGTTTGCGCATCTACCTCACTAACTGAAGGAACATCAAGCTCTCCCTCTAGTGTATCTTCGCTTTCCATTGGCATTCCTTCTGCTGGCATTCCTTCCATTGGCATTCCTTCAGCTGGCATTCCTTCTGCTGGCATTCCTTCTGCTGGCATTCCTTCTTGAGGCATTCCCTCTGCTGGCATTCCTTCTACTTCTGGAGGAGCTGGAAATAGTTCTGACCCTACTTCTGGTTGATTTGTATCTTCAATCATAACTTTTATTAAATGTTAAAATTACTATTTACTTTTCTGGGGTGATAAAACTCTATTCATTATATTAGACTGGATACTAGTTGTATTATTGTCAGGGATGTTGGTGTTTACTAATCCTCCAATCTTTCTATTGAAACCGGCTATATTTGGTATTGTTGTTTTTTTACTCTTATCATCAGCAGGAATTCCTTTTGCTGTTGGAGGAACTCCACCTCCTGTCAATAGATTAATCGGATTAGAGAACTGAGAAAAATGACTTCCTTCATTTCCATATTTTTCTCCAGTTCTTCTTAAATGACTTACTACTCTCCGTAAAGATGATCTGGGGATAAAACCGTTAAAGCCTGGACCGCCTGCACCGTCATAACCTGGTCCTCCTGCTCCCATCTGTTGCATCATTTGAGGAAGTCCGGCTGGAGAAGCCTGAGGTGCTCCTGCTGGTAATGATTGCGGCACAGAAGCGTTAGGAGCCGCTGGTTGTCCATCTGCCCCTGCTGGCATTTGTTCTGCCCCGCCTTCCTTGGAAATAGCATCTAATGACCATCCCCAATCAGTTATAACTTTAGATGTCAATTTCTGTGGATCGACAAAAGGCAAGTTTATAAGCAGTTGGTATAAGTCCATATCTTGTTTCTTCTTGACTTCATCCTGCCCAGCTATAGAAGGCAACACTTTTGCTTTATAATCAAAATTTCCCATTAAGTCATCTTTTTGTATCAATGGATATTCCGGCTTGCCGTCAGATCCTACGATTCTTATAGTTTGCTCCTCTGTGAATAATTGACGAGTCAAATCCATCCAATATCTTAAAACATCTGAATAGGCATCTCCAAGGTGGTTGATGAACATTCTAACTCTTTCTAGTGTCGATTCTCTTAAATGTCTAACTTCTGTCGCGCTACTTGATCCGCCCCCTATTCCCTGAGAAAAATCATCAACTCCTGAAGCATACTGCATATCTCCTTTTAGTAATTCTTCCTCCTTGAAGGCTGACGGTTTTACATCGCTGAATTGAATTTCCCTAACTCCTTCTGGATCAACTGAATATATAATACCAAATGGCCTTGTCACTAATTCATCTTTATTTATATTGGCCAATGGGTTAACAATCCACATTTTATGTATTGATAAGGTGGTTGAATCAAGCCGTTGATTTTTGATAAGATTCAACATTATTTGAGGGCTCTCTAATATAAGAGGCAACCCATATCCTTCAAATTCCCCCGGTAATTTAAGATATTGTGCTTCAATAAATGGCGCTTCCTTGAAATCAAACGGTATCGGCATTTCTCCTCCTTCGAAAATAGGGATAGAACTTCCCCCGACAATAACTGCATACGAATCGATGAACGGTCTATACCATTCATACACCTCATACATCTTTATAGTATCGTCCTGAGTATTAAAATATTTTTCTGTCCCAAAAATAGAACTACCGCTCCAAGCATTGGCAGCTGATTCTTTTGTAGAATACAAATTAGTTGTTTTAACTTGCTGTCTTATAGAAGCGTAATCGGTAAGATCTCCCCCTTGAGAAGCCAAGGCTAGAGTCAATCTACCTTTATCGGCCATTGGGTATCTCCTTTTTATTTCTTCACCTGTTAAAACAATTCTCTTAAACCAATACTGCTTACTTTCTCTAGCGGAATTATGCCAGTCATACCATAAATTATAATTGTCAACGCATTCGCACATTGGACCATCAAAAAAAACTTTTTCCTTTTCTTCCCATTCATATTTTTCCTTTGATATATCCTTGGTTTTTAGAAATCTTAATTTCCGCACATCTTTTTTCCAACTAACTTGTAAGAACCCGGTTCCGTATATTAAAGTTGATCGGACAAAGTCTTCATTAGTGGAATCCATTTTTGCCATCTCCCAGAAAAAGTCTCCTAATTTTTGTTGCTTTTCTGACTTGCTTTGATCCTCTTCTTTTCTGCCCAATACTGTAAATTCTGGTCTAGCATCAACAATACGAGGGACCATAGTTTCCACTGCAGACTGAACGTATGGTATTTGGACATTACTCTGCCATTTCTTTATTTGGGATTGTCTATCTCCTCCATAGGCTACATAGAGTTTGTAAGCCCTATCAAGCCTAGGTTTTATTGTATTAACAAAATAATTTCTTGCATCATCACGTTGCAAGAAAAACAAGCGCCTTAACGTAGCCTCTTTTTCACCGTAATTTGATTCGTTGTAAAAATCGTATTTTTTAGATGCCATAGGATGTTAGTTTTATATTATGAGTATACTAAAGTCCAAAAAATCTTAAGACGGGCTTTAGTAAGAAAAATCATTTGGTAAATGTTTACTCTCATCTATCTGTTCTAGTTTACCAGAGTAACACACTTTAAAGCCTTG